CCTAATATTTAATATAATAGCACATTATTCTAGAAATAAATAGAGTAAAGATAAGGAAATATTACCAAAATGAGTTTAAACATAAATCCGATAGCAAAACTAGTAACTTCTGTTAATAGTGCTATAGTTGCTACACAAGAAGTTGCTCGTGCTAACATACCTTCTGCTAGTTCGTCAATTACCAAAGAAGAACTTGACGCTAAAATTTCTAGACTGTCAGGTGAATTAGGTAGTGGGTTGAACCAAGCATCCTCAGGGTTTGAAGGGTTTAAATCAGCGTTAGGCAATCCTATTTCTTCTCCTTTGGGCAATACTTCATTATCATCTGCTTCAGATACTATCGGTGCATTACAAAGTGCAGCCTCTGGTGCAGCAAATGCGTTAAACAATCTTGGAGGCGATATTACCTCCACATTAAGTAAATTGACTGGGGGAAATTTAGCAACTGGAATACAAGCATTCGCAGGAAAAATTTCAACAGCAGCAGGTATACTTAATGACATAGTAAGTATTAAACGTGGTGCCAATATTCCGAAAGGCGGAGAATTGTTTACCACAACGGGTGAATCGATTCAATTAAATGCTTCAACAAAAGACGATTGGCGAGTTAGAATAAAAACAAACTGGTCAATCTTTAATTCCGATATGTTTAATTTATTAAGAGACACAGGCGGAGTTGTTTTTCCTTATCTACCTGAAGTAAGTCTATCAACAAGAGCAAATTATACACAAATCGATCCAACACATAATAATTATCCTTTCCAAGCATACAAGAACTCACAAGTGGACGAGATTAGTATTAATGGTACGTTTACTGCTGAATCAGAAACAGAAGCAGCATATTGGATAGCGGCAACAACTTTTTTCAGAACAGTTACTAAAATGTTTTTTGGTACAGGCATTAATGCAGGTAATCCTCCACCTATTTGTTTTTTAAGCGGTTATGGCGGAAGTGTTTTTGACAATGTGCCTATAGTTGTAAAAAGTTTTTCTGTTGATTTTCCAACAGATGTCAATTATATAAAATGCGATAAGTTTAAAACTAGCACTTGGGTTCCTATTAAGAGCTCAATTAATATCACAGTTCAGCCGATCTACAACAGAAGAAATTTAAGACAGTTCAGTTTAGAAAATTTTGCAAGAGGAAAGATGCAATCACCAAGCGGTTCAGGATACTTATAATATGGCAAATTATAGCACAACTTCACCTTATTACACCACCGTTTCGAATAATCTATACCTGGAAACTTTGAACATTAGATCAGTTCCTGCAGAAGGAGATGATTTTCTTTACACGATTGAAAATCAATATCAATATCGACCTGATCTATTGGCCTACGATTTATATGGCGATCCTTCTTTGTGGTGGGTTTTTGTACAAAGAAATATGGAAGTAATAAAAGATCCGATATATGATTTTGAACCAGGTGTAAAAATTTATATTCCCAAGGATTCAAACTTAAGAAAATTTCTAGGGGTATAGAAGTATGGCTGCTGAATTTATTGAACGTAGAATACAGAGCGATGGTAATACGGTCAACTTCAACATAGATAGAAATCAACCTTTCATTGACACAGTTGTTGATGGAAAGAAAGCCAGAATATTTGGATCACAAGAACAATTAAACGAATTCCAAAATAAAAAACCTGATGGCACAGCCGTTTCAAAAACACCTGCGCCTGTTACTATTCCGAAGGGAGTAGCAAAGCCAGGAATTTTTGCAGACTCTATTGCTAAAGCAATAAACGAGATCGATGTTAAAACTGGATTACCAAAGGTTGATAAAACAAGAACCAACAGCGGCCCTGCATATTCTTTTTTGCCAAGTGTAGTTCCTAATCCTTTAGAAAAATTTGCTACAATGAACGCTCTCTGGACGATGGCGGTTCTAACACCAGGGCAATTTAATAATCCGCAATCTTATAGAACTGAAGGTCTTAAATTTGCAGGTATGAGTGAAAACATCACAATAGAAAGACCTCCAGTTCACGACTTCGATCAAGGTAGTAAACAAACACAAAAATTAAAAAGTGGAATTATTTTTAGTTCAGGTGGTAGAGGAGACAAATACAGAGTTGACACTGCATCAGGAACACCGGAGTTCTATGTTGACGATTTCCAGATGAAGGCAACCGTATCTGCTAACGAAAAAACAGGTAATACAAATGCTATTGGTTTTACTTTTACAATTTACGAACCTTTCAGTATGGGATTGCTATTACAGTCTTTACAAGTAGGTGCTGTTAAGGCAGGATATATCAACTATCTTGATGCTCCTTATCTTTTAAAATTAGATTTCAAAGGTTTTAACGAAGACGCAAGACAAATATCATCAGTAAAACCAAAATACTTTGTAATGAAACTTAAATCAGTTAAGTTTGAAGTTGATGAAAGTGGTAGTAAGTATCAAGTTGAAGCGTTTCCATATAATCATCAAGGGTATTCAGATATTGTTGATATGGCCTGGAATGATATTTCTATCGCACCAGATCCTAATTCTAAAGCAACTGTAAGAGAATTACTTGTTACAGGTAAAAAAAGTTTACAAAATCTTTTAAATGATTCTGAAGCATTAAATGTGAAACAGAAAATGTATTCTATACCTGACGAATTTTATATTGAATTCCCTCAAGACTCTAGTCAGTTTGAATTATACGGTCCACCAACAACAAGAGATGAAGGAGCAACCTTTGATCCTAAGGCTACCCCTCCGAGTAAACTTGGCGGTGAACGTCAGTTAACTAGACAGAATTTTACAAATAATCCTATTGGTGAGTCTGATTTTGGTTTTACTGTAAAAGATGGAGGTAACTTTCCTTTCGCTAAAGAAGGTGATGTGTATGATAAAGAAACTGGAAGAATTCTGCGAGACAAGTTTAGTATAGATCCTAAGAACAGAGTATTTCAGTTTGCTCAGAAACAGAAACTTACAGAAATTATAACTCAGGTTATTCTAAGTTCACAATATGCTAAAACAGCAATTTCAGATCCTTCAACACTAACACCTGAAGGTTACATCAAGTGGTTTAGAATTGACATACAAATAGGATTTAAAGAATATGATTCTGATATAGGTGATTTTGCAAAAATCTATACTTTTAGAGTTGTTCCTTTTTATGTGCATTGTAGTATTTTTGGTAGCGCCGCTGCACCTCCGCCGGGGTATGGAGAACTTAAAAAGTTAATTGCTAAAGAATACAATTATATTTTTACCGGACAAAATACAGACATTCTTAAATTTGAAATTAAGATTAATAATTTATTCTACACCGGAACTAACCCTTCTGCTGAATCTAAAACCGTTACATATTCTAAACCTAACCAAAACGGTACAGTTGATAATAGTCCTAAGAGTACCACAACTACTACCGGAACACAAAAATCAAAAGTAGTTCAAGCCAGTAGAGTTGGTAAGAGTAAATCAAAACGATCACCTACAGGATTTAATCTTCACACTGGGGGTAGTGGTACAGCAACAGTTGAACAACGCATTGCTGAAAACTTCCAACAAGCGTTCTTAAGTGGCGGATCTGCTGATATGATCTCTCTAGATTTAGAAATTTTAGGAGATCCTTATTGGATGGTTGACAGCGGTATTTCAAATTATATCGCTAAAGCATCAGACAAATCACAAATAACAGACGACGGAACAGCCAACTATGAAGGCAGCGATGTTTATATAATGATAAATTTTAGAACACCAACAGATATTTCTGAGAAAAAAGGAGTATACGAATTTGAAGCAGCGTCTAAAGCAAGTCCGTTCGGAGGAATTTACAAAGTCGTAAGGTGTGAAAGCAAGTTCAATCAAGGACAGTTTACACAAACACTACGATGCTTAAGAATGCAAGGACAAGCATTAGATCTCGGAGGCAAAGATATTCCGGTTGATAAGAACACTGCACTTGCTAAAACAGTAGGAGAAGAAAAACCACCAAAGACTAATGTTTCAGCAGAACAAGCACCTGCCTCGAATGTGTTTAATTGGATAACTGATTTTAAAAACAAGTTTCCGGCTGGTCCTGCTACTTCGCCTAAAAAAGAAAGTCAACCAGAATTAATTGAGAGAAGACGCCAATCAAACGGTGTACTTGTTAACTTTAATATTGATAGAACTAAACCTTTCGTAGATACAGTAGATGCGGCAGGAAACACATTGAGAATATTCGAATCATAGGATAACAAATGGCACAACAACACAGACTATCAGCATCAAGTACAATCGGTAGCCGAAAATTAGGTAACGGAATCTTTTTGGCGACAGTAGTCAGTGTGATGGATTCGATGTTTATGGGAAGATTAAAAGTTACCTTACTTAAAGATCAAGGTAACGAAGTTGGTATGGAAAATCAAACATACACATTAAATTATGCTTCTCCGTTCTTTGGGTATACCCCTTATGAAGGGTTAGGAATGAACGGAGATGATTTTAATGACACCCAGAAATCTTATGGTATGTGGATGGTACCACCAGATGTTGGTGTTACTGTGTTGTGTATGTTCGTTGATGGAAATCCTGCTTTAGGTTTTTGGTTTGCCTGCATTCCACCAACATTTGCTAATCAGATGACTCCTGCAATTGGAGGAACTACAGTTACAGATTTAACAGCAGATGATAAAAAAAGATATAACACAACACAACCGTTACCTACCGGAGAAATTAACAAACTTCTAAACAGACAATTACAAGAAATAGATCCTGAAAAAATTAAAAAACCGGTTCATCCGATTGCTGATAGATTTTTAGAACAAGGTACACTTGAAGATGATGTAAGAGGAGTATCTCCAAGTACTCCAAGAAGACAAGTACCAAATACTGTTTTTGGTATATCAACACCGGGTCCGTTAGACTATCGAAGCGGTGCAAAGAGAATGTCTATAGGACCGAGAGAATCTCAGTCACCAGAAATTCCTATTAGTAGATTAGGTGGTACTCAGTTTTACATCGATGATGGAGATGATCGATATCAAAGAAAAACTTCTGCTGCTACAGGCCCAGTACAATATGCAGATACTACACGCGGAGAATCAGGATTACCCGATGTTCCTTATAATGAACATACAAGAATAAGAACTAGAACCGGACATCAAATTCTAATGCACAATAGTGAGGATTTGATTTACATTGGTAATGCTAGAGGAACGGCTTGGGTTGAATTATCGTCTAATGGTAAGATTGATATTTACGGTGCAGATAGTATTAGTATTCACAGTGAAAATGATTTAAACATTCGTGCTGATAGAGATATCAATATGGAAGCAGGTAGAAACATTAATATTAAAGCAACAGCCACATACGGATCAGAAAATAATTTACATCAACGAGACGATGACGGAAATCCTATCTATACTAACGAAGACGAAGGTGGAGTAGTTTCCGGAAGAATTCAAATAGAAAGTCGACACGATATGAAATTGCTTATGGGGAAAAATGGATTTATTGAATGTCGAGGTAATGAAGGTTTTAATGAGGGAGATCTTGATATTAAAGTTGCTGCTAATGCTAGATGGCAAATAGGAGATACTCTAGATTTAAAAACAGGAAGAAACACATATCTAACAGCAGGAATCAACACAGAAATATATAGTGGTGCTAAACATATTGAAACAGCCACTGACGCTATTCATATGAATGGTCCAGAAGCAAGGCAGGCTAGTAATGCACAAAGCATTGCTGATCTTATCATCCACGATAATTTGTTTACTAATCCTGTTGTGGGTTGGGAGACAAGTAAATATCAAAGCGGTAAATTTAAATCTATTATGAAACGTGTACCGATGCACGAACCTTGGCCGTTGCACGAAAACCAAGCACCAAGTTTCTTTACACCGAGTGCTACAGATAGAGAAAATGGCGAAACCTCAGGTACCGGAGAATAAAGGAGTAAATTATGGCAAAACTTTATAATAAAACTAGAGTAGCAGTTAACAAGACATCAGTTGGTGACGATGTTGCAGACTCTTTCAAATATAAAGGATTTAGTTCTAAAGAAAATAAGAATGGATACAAATTATACGATCTTGATCTTGTAAAACAGGATATTATTAATCACTTTTATATTCGTAAGGGTGAAAAACTAATGAATCCTAATTTTGGAACGGTTATCTGGGATATGATCTTTGAACCGTTCACAGAAGAAGCGAAAGAAATCATCGCTAAAGATGTTCAAGATGTTATTAACTATGATCCAAGAATTGTAGTAAATCAAGTATCAGTAGACACTACTGAAATGGGGATAAGAATTGAAGCAGATATAACGTACATACCGTTTAATGTAAATGAAAGGATGCGTTTTGACTTTGATAAAAACAGCCAGAGAATTAACTAAGCACTTAATTATAAGTGGTAAATACGTTATAGGAATGAACAAATGAGCACAACTTCAAGACAGAACAACTTAATACTTAATGAAGACTGGAAAAGAATCTATCAGACGTTTCGTAATGCTGATTTTAAATCTTACGACTTTGAGAACATTCGCCGTGTAATCATTACGTATCTAAGAGAAAACTATCCTGAAGATTTCAACGACTATATTGAAAGTTCGGAGTATCTAGCTCTAATTGATGCAGTAGCATTTTTAGGACAAAGTCTAAGTTTCCGTATTGATCTAGCATCACGTGAAAATTTTATCGAACTTGCAGAACGTAAAGAAAGTGTTTTACGTATTGCACGTATGCTTTCATACAATGCAAAACGTAATATAGCAGCAAAAGGATTATTAAAATTTACATCAGTTACAACGACTGAAGATTTAATTGATAGTAACGGTAGAAATTTATCTTCTCAAAACATTCGTTGGAATGATCCAACGAATACTAACTGGGCAGAACAATTTATTCTTGTGTTAAATGCTGCTATGAGCGATAATACAGAATTTGGTAGAAGTCAAGGATCAGCAATTGTTCAAAGTGTTCCTACCGAACAATACAGATTTAAATCAATTTCAGATGATGTTCCTATCTTTAGTTTCACTAAATCAGTTGCTGGAAGAAATATGGCTTTTGAATTATTATCTACTGCGTTTAAAGATGCTGAAGAAATTTATGAAGAAGCACCTACACCAGGTAATCAACTAGGATTTGTTTACCGTCAAGACGGTCAAGGACCTGCAAGTAATAACACCGGGTTCTTTTTAATGTTCAAGCAAGGAAGTTTAGAACTTGCAGATTTTACAATTGATGTTCCAACTACAAATGAGCGTGTTGAAGTTGAAAGTCAAAACATTAACAATAATGATGTGTGGTTATTCGCAATGTCGGCAGATGGTGTTCAACAGTCTGAATGGGCAAAAGTCTCAACATTGTCAGGAAACAATATTGCATACAACAGTGTTGTTGGAGATTTAAGAGATATCTATGCTGTTGAAACTAGAGAGAACGATAGAATTGATCTAGTGTTTGCTGATGGTGTTTATGGAAATTTACCACAAGGAAGTTTTAGAACATATTACAGAGTTAGTAACGGATTACAATATAGTATTACACCTAATGAAATGAGAGGTATCAGTATTAGTGTTCCGTACGTTAACAAAGTAGGACAGCGTCATACATTAAGTATTACCTTAGGTTTGCAATATACAGTTTCAAGTGCGGCTGCCGCTGAAGATATTGATACTATCAGACAGAATGCTCCTGCACAATATTATACACAGAATAGAATGATTACGGGAGAAGATTATAATCTTGCTCCACTATCAACTTCACAGAATATTTTAAAAGTAAAAGCAGTAAACAGAACATCTAGCGGTATTAGTAGGAATTTAGATATCATTGATGCCAGCGGAAAGTATAGTGCTGTAAATGTATTTGCTACTGACGGTTATATTTTTAAAGAAGAAGGCGAACGTAATTTAACATTTAAATTTACAAATAGAACAGACATTATTAATTTTGTTAAGCGTTATGTTGAAAAAGTTTTTGATGATACAGACGTTTATAATTTTTATCTAACCAAGTTTGAAAAAGTGTTGTTTACAGAAACAACTACAGTATGGGAAGCAGTTACCAATGACGTTAACATAGGAACAGGTTATTTTAAAAATTCAGTTGACAGTTCATTGTTAAAAGTTTCAAACTATGCAACAAATAACTTAAAATATCTACAGCCAGGTGCAAATATTAAATTTGTTGCTCCTAGCGGAAAGGCATTTAAAAAAGGAAAACTTGTTGACGAAGATACAACAGATCCTGCACAAAGATCATATTTGTGGACTAAGGTAGTTAATGTAGTTGGTGATGGTACTAACGCAGGAAGAGGTCCTTTAACTAGCGGATTAGGTCCAGTTACATTTAATGATAATATTCCGTCAGGTGCTATTGCAAGACGTATTGTGCCTAAATTTGTAACTGACATTGCTAGTTCAATTGAAACAGAAATTGTTAATCAAGCATTTTCAAGTTTAAACTTTGGTTTAAGATATGACCCAGTATCTGCTAGTTGGAAAATTATTCAAAGTCAAAACATTGATTTGACTTCTGCATTTAGTTTAGGTAAAGCAGGCGATACAACAAGTGTGAATTTAGATGCATCCTGGATTGTTGCATTTGTAAAAGACAACGATCGTTACGTTGTAAGAATTAGAAAGTTAGACTATGTGTTTGGTAGTATTGATCAAAATCGTTTTTACTTTGATAAAAACGAAAAAGCATACAATAATGTAACTGGAAAACTTGCAAAAGATACAATTAGAATTTTAGGAATTAATACAGGTAGTGATGGTATTGAATCTTTAATATCTGATTATGATTTTGAAGTGTCTGACACTATCAAATACGACGACGGTTACGAAAGCACAGACGATGATGGAGTTATCGATAATCCAGAAGCATTTGAAACAATCGTTGGACCAGACCTTGATTTAAACTATCTTTTCTTTGAAGAAGTTAAAGACGAGTACGGCACTTCGGTGTACAATTTAATTGATAATTCTAACGACACTATATTAATTTTACCACGAGAATCACAAGCAGTGCTTAATAATTATGATGACGGACAGTTGTTGTACTTTTATGATGCTAACGAGGATATCGTAAAGAGCGTAAACAAAACAACTAACACACTTGACCTTGAAAGTTCTTATAAGGCAGTGATCGGCAGAAGGAATATCAAATTCCAATATACTCACGCCGCCAGCGAAGATAGAAGAATTGATCCTAGTGTTACTAATATTATTGATTTGTTTATTTTAACTAGATCATATGATACTGATTTTAGAAATTATCTTGCAGGGTTTACAACTACAGAGCCACAAAGACCTGATTCAGATTCTTTAAGAATTGATTTTGGTGGTGGACTAAACGAAATTAAAGCAATCAGCGATGAAATAATTTATCATCCTGTTCAATACAAAGTATTATTTGGCGCATCTGCTCCTGAAAAATTACAAGCACAATTTAAAGTAGTTAAAAATCCAGGTAAGTCAATCAATGACAATAACTTAAAGGTGCGAATAATAAATGCCGTTAACCAATTCTTTAGTGTTAATAACTGGGACTTCGGTGATAGATTTTATCTAAGTGAATTATCAACATATGTTGTAAATTCAGTTTCTCCAGATGTTACTAACTTTGTGATCCTACCAAAACAAAGTAATCAAGTATTTGGAAGTTTATTTGAAATTCAAAGTAAGCCAGATGAAATTTTTGTAAGTGGTGCTACAGTTGACGATATCGAAATTGTTACATCCATTACCGCTGCTGAAATTAGAGCTGGTGCAAATTCAGTAGTGAGTAACACATAATGGCCGATAAAAAAGTTTTTCCAAAAAGTCAAGTTCCTATTAGAAAGTCTAGCGACTTTCTACCCAATGTCTTTAGAACTGATACAAATCAAAAATTTCTTTCAGGTGTTGTTGATCCATTAGTACAACCAGGTGTTGTTGACAAACTTGTTGGATATATAGGTAGACGTTACGGTAAAACCTATAACGGAAAAGACATTTATCTTGACTCAGATGCGACACTAAGAAGTAGATATCAGTTAGAACCAGGTGTTACAGTTGAGCAAGATCAAGAAATTAAAAAGTTTTATGATTATCTTGATTTAAAAAACATTTTAAAATTCTTTGGAAACAATATTGAGAGAGATGATAAGTTAAACAAACAAGAACATTATTCTTGGAATCCTCCAATTAGTTGGGATAAGTTTACAAACTACAGAGAATATTTTTGGGTTCCTTCAGGACCACCTAGCATACCGGTCCAAGGACAAGCGTCTTCTGTAACAAGCACATACAAAGTTAGAACTTCAATTGGCTCTAGTTGGATTTTTACACCAGACGGTGCAACAAATAATCCTGCGTTAACTTTATACAGAGGACAAACATACAAGTTCGAAGTTAATGCAACAGAAGCATTTACTATTAGAACACATTATGATACAGGATCTTTAATTTATAATCCTGACAAAGCATATCGTCCAGGTGAACTAGTTGTCTTCAATGGAAAATTATGGAAAGCGTTAACTGATATTTCTCCAGACGGAAGTAGTATTGATACTGATAGTCAGGATTGGGAATTGATCGATGAAAATGCAGATATTGATTCTTTAGTATACAATAATGGTATTACTAATAATGGTGTGAAAAGAGGAACACTAACATTTGAAGTGCCTCTTGATGCTCCAGATATGTTATTCTATCAAAGCGACAAAGATCCTAATAGGCTAGGACGCTTTATTATTGCTGACATTGATTCTAACACATTTATAGATATCGAAAAAGAAATTCTTGGAAAGAAAACATATACTAGTGCTAATGGAGTTGAATTTACCAACGGTCTAGTAGTTGAGTTTCTAGGCCAAGTTGAAAGTCCCAAGTATGCCGAAGGAACTTGGTTAGTTGAAGGTGTTGGTAAAGAAATTACTTTAATTAAGTTTAGTGATCTTGTTCCGCCAGCATTAACATCAGATACACCTGAAATACTTTTTGATAACGAAGGTTTTGACACACAACCTTTTGATGATGCTAGCCAATATCCCGGATATAAAGATTATATTACTATTAGTAGAAATAGTAAAGATTCAAATCCCTGGAGTCGTTACAATAGATGGTTTCATAGAAGCGTATTAGAATATGCTTATAGAAGAAGAGGAAGTGACTTTGATGCTGCTGAAGCATCAAGAGCAAAGCGTCCTATTATTGAATTTCATCCTAATATAAAATTATACAATCACGGTACAACAGCAAAGACTACAGTTGACTATATTGATAATTTTACTACTGATGTGTTTTCTAATGTTGAAGGAAGTTTAGGTTATAATATTGACGGCGAATTCTTGTTTCAAGGAGCAAGAGTGCTTGTTACAGCAGATACCGACGGATTAGCCAATAATAGAATTTATGAAGTAAACTTTATTACTCATAACGGTCGTAGACAAATTAATCTTAAAGAAACAAGTGATTCTAATTCAGTAATTAATGAGTGTGTTTTAGTTAGACGAGGAAAACTCAATGCTGGTAAGATGTATCATTTTAACGGAACTAATTGGGTTAAAAGTCAGGAAAAAACTGCTATTAACCAATCTCCGTTGTTTGATGTATTTGATTCTAATGGCGTAAGTTTTTCCGATGAAGAAACATATCCAGTAACAACTTTCTTAGGAACAAAAATATTAAGTTATAAAGAAGGATCAGGTAGAGTAGATGCTGAACTAGGATTTCAGTTATCTTATCTCAATATCGATAATGTTGGAGATATACTTTTTAATTGGCATCTAGATTCAGATTCATTTCAATACACACTTCAGCAGGATACAATTAATGTTAATGTTAGCAAAGGATTTATTAAAATAAATGATTCCTATGACAACGGGTGGATAAAAACTTCTTACGATTTCTTGCAACCTATTATTGATTCCGTAGTTGTAACAGAAACTACAAATTTAATTGATTTTAAAACTATTGATTGGTCTAAGACAACTAGTAATTTAAAAATAGTTTTTTATGTTAATGGAGTAAAAACAGATTTAACTTATACTTTACAAGGATCAGTTTTTGTATTTGATAAGACATTTAATGAAAAAGACGTAGTTGTTATCAAAGTAGTAGATGATGTCGAACCCGATAATGGCTATTATGAAATTCCAGTTGGATTAGAAAAAAATCCTTTGAATGAACCTGTTAAAGAGTTTACGTTAGGTCAAGCAATTGATCACGTTTCAACCGCTTTAGAATTTAATTCTGATTTTAGTGGTTCACTACCGGGTGTTAGCAATCTAAGAGACATTTCAGATTATCAAGTACACGCTAAAAGATTTTTAAAGCATAGCGGTATTGCTGCTGCTTCAATTGCTTTATTAAATGATAAAGAAATTAATCTTGTTAAGTCTTTACAATTTTCTAAAAAATCATATTCTGTTTTTAAAGATAACTTTATTAAGAAAGCCGCTGAAATAGATTTTCAGAATATCAATGCAGATTTTGTTGACGATATTATTACAGAACTAACAAGAACAAAAACTATTGATAGTCCTTTTGCTGATTCTGATATGATCGGCGCAGGCGCATATACATCTATTGATTATGTTGTTGAAGACACTGGTATTAAAACTTTCAGTCTTTCACAACCGTTTGGACTTGATACATTAAGCAGACGTGCAGTATATGTTTACAAAAATAATCTGCAATTACTACACGGAAGAGATTACGAATTCAATTCAACATTTGGTTTTATAATATTAAAAATTGATCTTGTTGAAAACGATCAAATACAGATTAGAGAATATGTATCAACAGCATTCTCACATATTCCGCCTACTCCTACTTCAATGGGTCTATACAAAAAGTATACACCTATGAAATTTGTTGATGACACGTATACTGAACCACAGGAAGTAATTCAAGGACACGACGGAAGTATTACTATTGCTTATGGCGATTTCCGTGATGACCTTTTATTAGAACTAGAATATAGAATTTACAACAATATCAAACAAGAATATAATCCACAAGTTTCCGATATTGATGATATTGTTGGTGGTTATTACGAAAATGCAAATTACAATCAAAAAGACCTAACAGATATTATATCTCAGGAATTTTTAAAATGGGTAGCAAATACTAACTTGGGTTATACTGTCAACTCATTTTTTGATAGTGAAAATCCTTTCACCTACACATATTCTAATATGACTGATCCAACAAACTCTGAGAATTTACTTGGATATTGGAGAGGTGTGTACAAATATTTTTATGATACAGATAGACCACATCGTTGTCCTTGGGAATGTTTAGGATTTAGTGAACAGCCAGATTGGTGGGAAAGCGAATACGGTCCGGCACCTTATACTAGTGGCAACTTGATTCTCTGGGAAGATATTAGAGATGGTATAATTAGGCACGGCGAGAGAGCAGGAACTTATCCTCGTTATGCTAGATCGAGTATTATGAGTCACATTCCAGTTAATGCGGACGGAGAACTTATTGATCCGTTAACAAGTGGCTTGGCACAGAACTTTACATTAATTAATAACAAAGGAAGTTTTAGATTAGGCGACATAGGACCTGTTGAGTATGCTTGGAGAAGCAGTTCTGAATATCCGTTTGCATTTGTAATGGCACTGTGTTTAGTAAAACCCTTTGAATTCGTTATTGCAAACTTTGATAGATCTAAAACTGTTTCAAATATTTTAGATCAAATTGTCGATAATGAAACTAAAACATTTTTAACTATTTCTGATCTTGAACTTCCGATTGCAGGTCAAAAATTAAAAAGCGGTTTAAGTTTTTATGTTGCTGCATATGCTAAATCTAAAGGCAAACCGGTTAGTGAAGCACAGGATATGTTGTCTAATCTTAATGTTAGACTATCAAATCGTTTAAGTGGTTTTGTTGATAAAGATCAACAAAAATATTTGTTAGATAGTAAAAATCCAAATTCTACTAGTTCTAGCACATTCATTCCTCCAGAGAATTATAATATTATCTTTAATGTTAGTTCTCCAATTTCTTCGTTAACTTATAGTGGTGTTATTTTAGAAAAAACAACAACAGGGTTTGTAGTTAATGGATATGATGATATTAATCCTTACTTTAATTATTATCCACCAATCCCTAATCAGAAAGATCCAACAATTTCTGTAGGGGGTGTTAGTGCATCTTTCGTTGTGTGGGAAGAAAATAAAACATACAATAATGGATCAATTGTTGAATATAGAAATGATTATTGGAGAGCAAATAAAACTCATACCGGAACAAACGAGTTTGATAAAAACAATTGGCAAAAACTAGCAGAACTTCCGCTAGAAGGAGCAGCGGTAGCACAGCGCAGACGCAATTTTAACACTACTGTTATCAGACGTTTAAGTTACGGTGATGAATTTAATAGTATTCAGGGAGTTGTTGATTTCTTATTAGGCTATCAAGAATTTTTAAAAGCCAATGGGTTTGTTTTTAACAATTATGATAATCGAAATCAAGTAGTTCAAGACTGGACCACAAGTTGTAAAGAATTTATGTTCTGGACAAGACATAACTGGGCAGTTGGATCATTAATTACTTTAAGTCCAGGCGCAGAAAAATTACAAATTGAAATTCCTGTTGGTGTTGCAGATAATATTCTAAACAGTTTCTATGATTATAATGTATTAACTGGTGATGGACAACCAATTGATCCTAAGAATATTGACGTATCGAGAGATTTTCAAAAATTTGTCATTACCACAGTCGACACTACTAAAGGAATATATTATTTAAAATTAAATTATGTTCTAAAAGAACACGTAGCATTGTTTGATGACAGAACGGTGTTTAATGATATTATCTTTGATAAGTCGACAGGATATAGACAAGAAAGAATTAAAGTTCAAGGATTCCGTACAGTAGACTGGGATGGAGATTACACATCTCCGGGCTTCTTATTTGATAATGTTCAAATAGCAACTTGGTCTCCATTCACAAACTATAAACTAGGTGATATTATTGCTTATAGGTCAGGAAATTATACAAGCAGATATAATCATACAAGTGGAGAACTTTTCGACGATGAAGATTGGACAATTCTTGACAGTACACCTGAAAAACAATTAATTGCAAACTACGATTATAGAATTAATCAAATTGAAGATTATTTTGATGTAGCATCTGAAGGATTAGGACAGAGCCAACGAGATCTTGCAAGACACACTGTTGGTTATCAGAAGCGTGATTATCTTGAATCATTAGCCGAAGATCCTGTTACACAATTTCAGTTATACCAAGGATTTATCAGAGAGAAAGGTAGTAACAATGCAGTTACAAAACTGTTTAATAAACTAAGTGGATCTGGTTCAGCAAGTGTAGAATTAGATGAAGAGTGGGCGTTCAAAGTAGGTACACTTGGAGGAACAGCACAATCTAAAAATATCGAATTAAAACTTCAAACCGATAAGTTTACAATTAATCCTCAGCCAGTTATTATTACAGAAGAAAAAGGTACATTTATTGATAGATATTACAGAGTTAATAAATCAGACTTTGTTTATGCTCCAGTGCCTTATACTAATAACATTCATCCTACAAATTATGAATCAGCACCTTTTAAAACTGCTGGTTATGTTAAATTAGGCCAAACAGATTATATTATAAAAACAAAAGAGCAACTCACTAGTATTGCGGTTACATCATTGATTGATAATGATCATATCTGGGTAACATTTAATGGTCCTTCTTGGACAGTACTAAGAACAAACATTGCTTACGATTTACCAATCAGCACAGTCACAGTTGATAACTTGTCTGTTACTATCGGATTTACAAAACGTCATAATCTTGAAGTAGATGATTATATCGGTTTAAAAGGTATTGATACAAAGATTGATGGTGTATGGAAAATTACAAGTGCTGACTCATTTAGTCTTGTGGTTACAGTGACTGAAAGACCGACTAATGTTGAATTTGTCGAATCACAACTTTCATATCCATTTGTATTTGCTGAGGCAAGATTCAGTGACTACGAATCAATTACACCTGAGCATCTAGCTCTTTTACAAAACGGATCAAAGTTATGGATTGACAACAACGGAACAGATAAATGGGAAGTTGTAGAAAAAAATAAATCTTATTCTGCTAAAGAAATTACAACTTACGGATTACAGGATCCAAGTAGAGCCGGACAAAAAGTTGTTTATAGTGATATTTTAAAACAAACACTTGTTGGGTTGCCTGATAATGGATACGTTATATCATATGTTGAAACATCAGCAGGACTTGGATTAAGACAAATTCTCGAACCTAATAGTGATTTTGTTGATGCAACAGTTGGAACATTTGGAGATGAAATTGCAATAAGTCCCGACAGTAAATGGTTAGCAGTAGGTTCGCCGATCGCTAGTGGAGTTACTAGTTACTATCAAGGAAGTTTCGATCCAACTGCAACATATGCCCCTAATGATATTGTACTACACGATGGAAAATTATGGAAGGCAAAAGTTGCTGTTGTAGGAGACGGAAGTACAATTAACGTTTATTCGGATGATTGGGAATATGTTAGAAATATAAGTGCTAGTTCTTCTGGTACAGATAGTGGGTTTACATATCAAGGTATGATCACCTTGTATGAATGGGCAGCGAATCAGTGGAATTTGAGATACAATTTTATTAGCCCTCGTCCGGCATATGATGAAAGATTTGGTCATAAAATACAAATTGCTAAAAATGGTGATCAATATCATATGGCAGTATCTGCGCCAGGCAGTTTATTTGGAAAAGGCCGAGTATATCTTTACACCTATACTGTTAGTGACGGTTGGCAGTTAGATGAGAATGAAAATTATAAAGGGCCTTACGACAATGATCCTAGTAAATTCTATCCAGTTAATTCGATAGTTTTCTATGATGGAAAATTATGGAAAGCAGTAACAGATACTTATGGTGATGGAAGTACAATTAGTATAGATTCCGAAGCCTGGATCCAACTTGATAGAGTTTCAACAAGTGCTTCGTTACCTCAAAGTATTGCACTAGATGATGACGGTTCATCTCTATATGCAGGATTACTAACACCAGATCAAGTTGCTGAAATTGTAATGGAAGGATTTGAATTTGGTACAACGTTGTCTATGAACTATGACGGTTCAGTATTAGCCGTAGGTGCACCAGAAGCAGATGGACAGTATTTTCCTAATTACAAAGGCATTTGGAAACCAGATTATGAATACATTCAAGGTGATGTAGTCAAGTGGGAAGATAGATATCATATATTAGCAAACATCGGAGCAGATCCTGTTGCTGATGGAAGTACTATAAGAAGTTATAATCAAGTTCCTTCTTCGGGATATCCTTGGGTAGACCACGGAGATAGTACTGCTGATATTTCAGGAAAAGTTTACATATACCGAAGAGCCAATGCTGGCTATTATGAACTTATTCAAACTGTAACAGCAGACAGTTTAACTGATTACAGTGATATTGGAACGCAGGATATTGCAACAGGAGATCGTTTTGGTCACGCACTGGCTCTAGATTATAGTGGTAGTGTATTAGTTGTTTCAAGTCCTAAGGCAGACATTAACTTCCAGAATCAAGGAACTGCTTATGTATTTGAATATGATACTGATAGTACATACAAACATTATAGAATAAAACAAAAATTACAAAGTTACGATAGATTCCCGAATGAGTACTTTGGACAAGATGTATGCATTAGTCCTAATTCAGAATTAATTGCTGTTGGTGCAAATAACAGTCCGTTTGTTTTACCTGCGGTATTTGACAGCGGTGAAACAGGATTTGATGATGGAAAAACAACGTTCAAGAGTTATTCAGGATTTGCTGGATCAGTATACGTGTTTGAAAGAAAGTCAACACAGTATTTCCTTGCAGAAAAATTAGAAGCAAATCTTTCGTTGAATGAATCTTTTGGTCATAGTATTTCTTGTACTTCAGATGTAATTGTTGTTGGTTCGCCAGACTATATTGCTCCAGCAGATCACGGAATTGAACTAGCATTTGAAGGTCCAAAAGTTGGTATGGCAAGAATGTTTAAGAAGTCATCAACTGAAAAACCGTTAACTGTATTAGGATCACAACCAGCAACAGTAGATATTGAACAACTAAAACGTTTAGCATTATACGATGTTGATACAGACACTAAGTTACAAGATGTTGAAATTATTGATCCTGCAAAAATGAAAATTCTTGCTTCAGCAGAACGTGAACTTTCATTTAAGGTTCCGTATGATCCTGCTGTGTATACTGAAGGACTTGATGACGGTACAACTATTGTTGATCCTAGTATTGCTTGGACTACAAAGAATGTTGGAAAATTATGGTGGAATATTTCTACAGCCAAATGGATTGATTACGAGCAGGGAGACATTGCATATCGAACTGCAAACTGGGGTAAACTAGCAGAGGGTTCTACTATTGACATTTATGAATGGGTCGAAAGTAAATTCCGTCCAAGTGAGTGGGCTGCTGTAGCAGATACTAACGAAGGATTACAAGCAGGAATATCCGGTCAACCTCTATATCCTGAAGACAATGTTTATTCAGAAAAAGTATTACTAAACACAAACACAGGATTGCCTACTGAAACTTTATATTATTTCTGGGTAAGAAATAAATTAATTGCTCCTGACGGAGTAGTTGGTAGATCGTTAAGTGCAAGTAGTGTTTCTTCTTTAATTTCAGATCCGGGTTCTGTAGGAACAGTTTATGCTGCATTTATTGATAGCAATAAAACATTGTTCTATAATTACAAATCATTAGTAAATTCTGATTATGCAATTTTAAATGCAGAATACTTTAATGATAAGAAATCGAAAAATGCAATTCATAATGAATATAAATTAATCACTGAAGGTGTTTCAGATAGTTTACCTCCTTCACAGTTAGAGAACAAATGGATTGATAGTTTAATTGGTTATGACGTTCAGGGTAATAGAATTCCTGATACAAATCTACCAACTAAACAAAAATATGGAATTAATTATAGACCAAGACAAAGTATGTTTGTCAATAAGAGAAACATATTAAAGATTGTTATTAACAATATTAATACTGTACTTCGCAAACAGGCATTTGCAGATATAATTGATTACACAACATTAAATCAAATTGACGAACAACCTTCTGAAATTTTAAAATTATATGATACTGCTGTTACAAATTATATTGATTTAGAAACTGTTGGTACTATTAGAGTTAGAAAAGCAGAAATTCGAGCAAATATTATTGACGGAGAGATTAATTCTATAGATGTAATCAATCCAGGTTTTGGTTATAAAATTCCTCCTCCGATTGAGTTTGAAGGTGACGGAATTGGAGCAGAAGCAGTTGCAGTATTAGACACACAAGGTCGTGTGTCAAGAATTAATATTGTTAATTCAGGAAGAAAATATAGTTATGTTATTGCTAAGATTAGAGAGTTTTCAGTTTTAGTAGAAACAGATTCAACAGCGAACAATAATTGGAGCATTTACGCTTGGGACGATCAGCGTAAGAGTTTCTATCGCAGTCGTTCTCAAGCATTTAATACCACTAGATACTGGAGCAAAGTAGATTGGTGGAAAGAAGGATACAGTTCTTCAGATAGAATTGTTAAAGAGATTAATAGTGTTTACCAAGAACCTGCAATTTCTGTTCAGGTTGGAGACATAATTCAAATCAAAGAATATGGTTCAGGTGGATGGGCAGTGTTCAAGAAAATTGATGATTCAGGAAACACTCTATTAGAAAACTATGAACTCGTAGGTAGAAAAAATGGTACAATACAATTTAGTGATCTTTTATATGACACAAACACTAGTGGTATTGGTTATGACATTGTTGATAGTTTTGACGCTGGACTATATGATAAAGAAGTTGCTAATGAATTAAGAAATATTTTAAAAGCAGTTAAAGAAGATATCTTTGTAGGAGATTACGCAGTTGAATGGAACAAACTGTTCTTTACGTGTATTAGATATGTGTTTACAGAACAAACATATGTTGATTGGGCGTTTAAAACAAGTTTCTTAAATGCAACTCACGATGTTGGAGAATTAAGACAACGTGTTAATTATAAGAGTGATGGATTAACATATTTCTTAGATTATATTAACGAAGTTAAACCTTATAGGACAACAGTTAGAGAATACGTTAGTAAGTATAACAAAGTCGATGTTTCAGATACATCAGTAACAGACTTTGATCTACCACCAGCATATTCTGAGATTGAAGGAAGAATTACAACTGTGTCTGAAAACAATGAACTAATCCAATCATATCCTTACAAATATTGGTTAGATAACAAAGGATACAGTATAACTGATATAGTTGTTTCAGCAACAGGCTCGGGATACACTTCACCGCCTGTAGTCGCTATTATTGGAGACGGTACTGGAGCAAAAGCAAAAGCATATATTTCTAACGGTAAGGTCAGTGGAGTTCTAGTAACTGATCCAGGTTCTGGGTATACAAAAACTCCAACAGTTACACTTGTAGGCGGTAATGGTAGTAATACCAATAAAGCCAAAGCAGTTCCAATTTTAGGAAGTTCTAAATCAAGATCATTTAATCTTAAAATGAAATTTGATAGAATTACTAAAGAAGGATTGTATGCCCTTTATAGTTATGAACAAACATTTACAGCAACAGGTACATCTGCTGTATTTGAATTAAATTATCCTTCAACCGTTGACAAATCTAAAATACAAATTATTCGAAACGGACAATTGGTATTAAACAACGAATATTCAGTTAGTCTGTACAAACGATCAACAGACGGATTTGAACAGTTAAAAGGTAAAATTACATTTGTTCAAGCGCCAGATGCCGGAGATGTTATTAAGATAACATACGAGAAGAATGATGAAATTTTAGATAGTGTTAATAGAATTAGAAAATATTATGCACCATCATCAGGAATGAAAGGCACTGATTTAGATCAGTTAATGACTGGTATTGACTTTGGCGGAGTCCAAGTACAAGGCACAACATTTGATGTTACAGGTGGTTGGGACGCACTTCCTTGGTTTACTGACAGTTGGGATAGTGTCGAAGCAGCAGCAGATTACTATGTTGTGTGCGACGGTAGTACACAAGTAGTTGCATTACCATATGTTCCTACCGACGGACAAATTATTACAATTTACTTACGAAGAGAAGGTACAGAGGAATTACCAACTATTGATCAGTTACAATACAGTGAAGGCCGACCTCTTCCTAGAACTATTAGAATTGATGATCCAAATTATACAGATGCTTGGGATAGTTCTAACCAAACTAATCCACACGCACAAATGCCAACATTCGTAGGCGATGGATCTACTAACACCATTGAGATTGGAAGATATATTTCAACAAATACCGGTGATATACTAATATTCCGTCCTGTAGAAAGTGACGGATCAGTTACAATTACAGATCCTAATCTAGTTGACACTGCAATTACCGGCGGAAGTTTATCTCAAATTGATGGAGCATATGCTACAGCGACAGGAATAACTGCTGAAGAAATTGTTATTGAAGGCGGCAAATTTGTATCTCCTGATCAGGTTCCCGCAACAGAAGAAAATATTCCAGGACAAGTTCTTGATAGTTTAAGTATTAAAGTATATCAAACAACAGGCACAGGCGCAGCACCAATTCAATCTAAAGTATTGTATTCAGATGGAACTACATTGCTTTACGGTGTTGGACAAAACATTGTTGAAAACAATTCTGTGATTATATATGTTGACGGACAAAAAGTAGAACCAATAAATTATGTTGTCAATGTCAACGACAATTCAATTGAATTTAATTCTGCTCCTCCTCTAGGACAATTTATTGAAATTCTTTCAGTTGGTATCGGCGGCGTACAAATTTTAGACTACCAGGAATTTATTGCTGACGGTGATACTAATTTATTTTTAACTAACGCTTCGTTTACTAATACATCCTCAATTTATGTAACACTTAATGGTGTTAGAGAGGATGTAGGATTTATCAATAGTACAGGAGTAGTTGATACCCCAGATAGAACACTTGTGCAATTTGGAACAACACCTGCAAGAAACGATGTTATAAAAATACTTACGTTTGCTGCTTCTACTGATGTTGATAGTACTGATGTTCCAATTGTTAGAATTAACAGACAAGAAGTTGAATATGATGGTAGCACAAGAAATATTGATTTAGATAACTTTGTTCAGTTAACTAGAGAAAGTGCAATGTCATCAATAATTGTTGAAGTTAATGATGTGAAATTAATCGGAGTTGATACAATTTATGATGTGTATGACGGAACTAACTTAAACTTTACATTAGGTTTAGATCCTGCAGAAGCATCAGGTGCTATTCTAACAAATAATATTCGAGTTTATCTAAACGGTAACCTGCAAACATTTATTCAAGATTATGTTTACAATGGTACAACAAAAGAACTTACAATTAATGCAAGTTCTATATCAGTCGGTGATGTTATAAAGATCGAAAATGATCTTCGTTCTCAATATGCGGTTGTTGGAGATAATGTAGTGATTAATCCTACAGTGCCTTTAACATCTGGAGACAAAATTTATATAACTTGGTTTGGCGAGTATCCATCATTATCTATAGTAAGTGATAGAGTAAAAGGCGGCAAAGTTGTTTATGAATTACCGTTTGTGCCATTATCAACAAGTTATGTATGGGTTTATAAAAATGGTCAGAGACTAAAACAAGATGTTGATTATGAAGTACAATTACCTCGAGGTGTTGTTAAATTAAATGTTGAATCTTCAGATGCAGATGAAATAACAATTACTTCTTTTGGTAAAGAGCTTTATAGATTGCCTAGTGCATTTGAAATTAATAAAGATATGCTTAACGTATATCGTTATAATAGATACTCAGCAAATGTTGATGTTAAATTGGCTAAAAATTTAATGTATTATGACACATCAATTACAGTTACTGACGGGTCGTTATTAGCAGAACCAATTCGATCTAGGAACATTCCTGGTATTGTACTAATTAATAATGAAAGAATTGAATATATGGTCAAGACCGGAAACGTTTTAACACAATTAAGACGTGGAAGTTTTGGAACAGCCATTGCTGAAACACATATTTCAGGAAGTTTAGTGATTGATGTCGGTGCTCCGGAAGCATTACCATATAACGACAGTCAAGAAAGAACAGATTTTGTGAGTGACGGTAGTAGTTTACTAATAGGACCACTAGATTTTGTGCCTCCTCAGTCAACCACAGGAACTTGGTATGCTGGATCTATACCAAGCGAGTACAGAAGATGTGATACTGTTGAAGTATTTGCAGGCGGAAAACGTCTAAGAAAGACATCTTTAACTGTATTTGACGAAACTTTATCTGCAAATAGTCCGGGTGCTGATAGAGAAATTCCAGCAGAATTTGCAGTTAATGGTACTGATCCATATATTAGATTGACAAGTGCATTACCTGCAGGAACAAGAATTAGAATTATTAGGAAATTAGGTCAAACTTGGTACGATAGAGGCGCCGCAACCGCTACTAGTGGCGTTACTTTGCTTGAAAATGAAAGTGCAATAACTAAGTTCATTGCTGCGAAGAGTACCCGTTTACCTGAATAAATACACTATGAAAACCGAAGAGAAAGATATGCCAAACAGTAACGAAAATACAGAAAATAAAAAGCCTGTCGCAAATGAAACCGGAGGGTTCCATTTCGAAGGGCATATTAAAATTTATGATCCTGAAACAGGTGAAGTGTTCCAGGACAAGCGCAATGCTATTCATTATGAAAATATGAGTATTGCAATGGTTAACAGTTTATCAAATCAGGGTCAAGGTACAATTTATCAAATGGTTTTCGGTAGTGGCGGTACTACAGTTGATCCTACTGGACTTATTACATATCTAACACCAAATACTGTTGGTACAAACTCAAGTTTATATAATCAAACTTATTCAAAAGTTATTGATCAAAACGCTATTCAGAATAACGATCCTGTAAGAAATAAAATGGAAGTTAGACATATTAGCGGAGCAACATATAGTGACATTA